TAAACGATACAAGTGCCCCAACAGCCGCAGCCGCTCCAAGCATCCATGATTTGCCCTGCTCAAGACTGCGAATCCTAGATTCGTGCTTATCCAGTTCAGCATCGATGACTTTTTGTCGGGCGACGAGTGAATCAACTTTGCCCTCCAATCGGCCCAAGGCTAACAGTATTTGATTGTCAGTTTCCATCATGTTCCCACAATCCGCAAGAATGTTGCGTAGGTAGCATTGTGAAATGTGCTGCCCGCCAACTCTGAACCAGTATCGTCAGCCTGAATAGTAAACCTTACTTTTTCATTAGAGACGTTTGTGATGTTGACCAATGAAGACAAGGTAGCCACCTCTTTGGGCAGCGTGCCTGTTACACCCAAGATGCTTTCAGCATGAGTTACTGTATTTTCGGAGTCAACAAAAGAGTCATTGGCAAACTCAATCCGAGACGTAATCAAATCAATGTTTGTTCCGGTGCGTGCGATTTGACAATTCAAAGTCACGAGGTACAAGCCAGTGATGGGGAATGTAAAAATTCCTGAAGACTGCGACATTTGAAAGCCTGCTGGCGTTGTGCCTTGACCTCCACGATCTATACGTTCCCACGTTGAGTCAACGGTTGCGGAAGAGGCAGTAATTGCTTGATCTACCGTGATGCGAAACTGGTCTGCAACGGGGCCGAGCAAGGCGGGAGGAATGTCGCCATTTGAGTCTAACTGCACAATCGAACCGCTATTTTCAACCAGACTATGACCGGGAGTTGGACTTGCTAGATTTGATGTACCAAGGACACCAGTAGTCATTGAGTGTGGAATTTTAGTAACCATTTAGAATGCTCCAAGGTTGTAAATTGAAAGGTTCATTAGGCAACTCGAAGTACCCAACCAAAGTAACAGTTTCTTGACCCGTCAGCCCCATAAGCAAATATTGTTTCGTTTTCGCCTTCTTCATGGTTAACAGTAAAGAAGTTTGTGTCTCGGACCTCATCACTTGATCCGGGGTTTGAAGGACTAAACCGAACAACGTAAACAACGTAAGTTCCCGTAGGAGCATTTTCCATAGTTGCTGCAGCAAGGTTTGGGTTTTCGGCATTTGCAATGGACCCCAACTTATCCATTTTAAGAGTGAAGTTAGTAGGGGAATCCCGGTTGAACCATGCCCGAATTTTGCCAACTGGGAAGTTATTGTTGTTAATGGTTACAGTGCCGTTAATAAAAGACAACGACCCAAGAACATGGGGGAGGATTTCATCTTGACGCAGCACATCCGATGGCCCTCTAGTTGCTTCTGTGTCATTCAGCAAAATGCGACCGCTGTAAAGCATTTGAATTGCGTTTGAGTTGTAATTTTGACCCGGAGTCACAACTCTCCGAATGTTGATTGCGGTACTTTCATTTCTATTTGCTGAGTTCAGGGTGAAAAGACAATGGCGATTACCATCGGCTTTCCTGCCATTAAGATAGAATCGCCAATAGTACGCAGTACTGCCTGTTCCCGAAAAGTCATCCTCTGATGGTCTAGCCCTAGACCGCATAATGTTTGGTGAATCACCATCAGGGTCTAATTTACCGATAATCAATTCGTGGTCTGTATTATCGTTTCCTCCACCAATTGTTGAAGAAAAGCGATTGAACACATGCCGTATGACATTGTTTGAATCCGCCATGCTAATGTATGGACAGGGCTGAACATCTGAAGACAACTGGCTTCTAAGGGTAAGCAGAGGCATTTCATCTGCTTGTTGCCCAACCAAATCGTCAGTTGCGTTAACAAACAGTTTTCCGTTTTGGGTGACCCTGAAAACATCTGCTCCGATGTTACCATTTGCAACACCGGAGTTACCCTTTACAGTTATGAACGGACCCCGCTCATGGTTACCACCGTCGTTTACATTGGTACGCCGAAGAACAAACATGGCATCATTGCCGCGTGGAAGATTGTTGGTGTCTTGAATTTGGTAGAAGTAACCACCATTATTAGGACTTTCGGTTGGATCTGCAAAAATGTGCGCACCAATGTTTCCGTGGCTTCCCAGACGCATAATCCCTGTAGAACCGTCTAATTTATTAATTACATTAAGCGGATAGTTGCCGCCACTGTCCCCAAGAATGGTCACATCGCCGTCATCAACTCTAAACGTCTTGGTTCCATTACCGCGATTTACCAAGAAAATGGGGAAAGCATCTTTCTGACTAGGGTGTCCATTTAAGGTTATTACCGTAGTAGAATCAGTAAGGGCTGTACCTATGGTTGGGAAGTCAAAGACCTGTCGAGAAAGTCCAAAGTTGTTAACCACAATGCTTTGACTGGTAACATCAGCACCAAGAATTGTCAGTGTGCCCTCCGTTGTTCCAGCAGTGACGGTGTAGTCAAGGTTTGGTCTTTGAATCACACCATCAATTTCAACAATGAAGGTTTGCTCAAACTCTGACGTAGGTGGGGGAGTCATAGCAAACGTCGTGTTGCTGTTTGCAAACGTGCCGTTTGACAGAGTTCCGGCACTAGTGCTGTATGACTGGGGAACAGAAGGGTTGTTACCAGAGGTTGCCAAAGCAGCGTTAATCTGACCCAGCGTTACAGCATCTGTAGTTTCGACAGCATCTGGAAGGTTGCGAATATTGAGTGAGGTTGCATCCCAGAATGCGCCAGATTCTGATTTTCTTAATGCATCGCCAATACCGAGTTCATCGTTTTCCTGCTGTGCAAAAAGAATTTGATTGTGATTTGCATTCAAGTCCGAGGCTTTCAACATAGACCCGTTTTCAAACACACGAGCAGGTGATGTTACGTCAGTATCTCGGAAAATACGAATAGTGTCATTAACTGCAATGTCATCACTAATGGCTGAATCAGTAATTGTTACCGTCAGGCTGGGCGTAGAAGCCACGGTGTATTGGTTATCAGCCAGTGTAAACACTGTGCCATTAGCCTTTTTAACAGTCACAAAGATGTCTTCTGTGCTAACTATTTGCAAGTTAATGTTGCTGTAAGTAGTTTGCCCCGTTGATGTGGGGTTAAGTTCTACAAATGAAAGTGCCATTAGAAACTCCGATCCGTTGCTGGAAGGTTGGATTGACTGATCATTTCGTTAAGGATTTGGTCGATGATTGGAATCTTGGTAAGCCAAATGGCTCGTTGGACATTTCGCAAGTCTTTCTTCGACCACGGATTTTGGGGATCTATGATGTTCTGTAGAACCGATTGGCTTGCACCCAAGGGATTCAAGCCGTAAGAGTCAGAAGTACGAACGTACTTGTTAAACACGGGATCGCTAGAGCCAAGTGCCAATGCTCCTGCATCAATAATCTGCGGGAAGATGTTGGCGTAACTAGAGCGGTAGATGCCTGACTTAACAATGTTTTCAAACGACGTTCGCTCTTCAAACCAAGCCCTACGCTCACGAGGATCAATCGACGGAAGACGGGCGTAGGTCAAGCCGAGGTAGGACAGGTAGCCAAGTGCGGCAGAACCGACAATGTTACTTACTTCTGTACCGTCCAGTCGAGTCATACCCGCTGCAAGTTGCTTGCCTTTGGATGCGTAACTAAACACACGGAACTGACTGATCAATCGCATAAATGGGTTCATTTGCATCCAGTAAGGAAGATCACCAATGGACTGCCGCTGAACCATACTGTCGGCTTGCCGTCGCATTGCCAAAGCCAAAGCATCAAACGCTCCTTGGTCATCAAACTTTTCAAGTGCAAGTCCAATGACTTTTTTGCTTCCATACCAGTTGGGTTGAACTTGAACAACATCCTTATTGGTTAACTGCTTGTTGATCCGCTCAACCATGTCTTCAGTAAGACCCAACTCACGGAACCGCCTTTTGCTGTCTCGCCAGAAGTTAGACCTAAATTCAACCTTTCCTTCCTTGCTCATTTTGTACGCATTATCAACAAACCATTGGAAGTTGGCTTTGGTTGACCATCGACGCAGGAAGGTATCCATCGGGATAATTCCGAGTGGGTGCAGCATTGAGAAAGTTCGACCGGCATCAAGGAACCGATCCACTGCACCCCGTTCACGCACAGTGCCGTCAATGTTCATTTCATCGAGTCGGCGGAGAACTGTGTCACCAAAGTGGTGATCAAAGCCTGTGGCAAACGCTGTACCTAACTGTCGTCCTACTGGATCAAGGTTGTCACCATTCTTTAGTCCCATGAGGAAGATGCTTCGGATTTCACCCAGACTTGGCATAGATATCAATGCCGCTCTAAGGCTACTTCTGTGAATGATGTTGGAGATTTCAGGCAACTGAGCAAGGCCAAGATACTGACCAATTGTGGATTGACCCAAGGCTTGAACACGAAGCAAATGCTTCATTGTCTGCTGAGACGAGTTGTCCCACATTGGCAGACCGGCAACAGCACGAGCAGACATTCTGAATGCTGAACCAGCCATGCCTTCTGCATCTGTTCCAATAGATGCTTTCTGGATAACTGCTTCCATTTCATCCATTGACGGGACAACACCGTTTCTAGCATTCGTAACCGTAATGTCTGAGAAGGCTTCTGGGTGCATTCGTACAAACGCCAAGAATGATTTGCGCAGTTCTCCCGCACCTGTAAGGCGTTGTGCGTAGACAGAAGAAACTTCAAACAAGTTGTTGTTGGTGAACTCGGAAAGTTTGACTCCGCTGAAACTGCCCATGTCTCCTGTGCCAACAAAGTTCTCATCAAGTTTGATACGAGGTCTACCCGCACCAACTACTGGATCGTGAAGGCCGTCGCTGACAAGATTCATAATGTCATCAATGATTTCTTCTGAGCCTTCACCCAACTCTTGCTTCAACTTCTCCGCATTGCTCTTAATCCAAGCATTGTTTCGCTTGAAGTTGCCATGAGCCACCGGATCTCGCATGTACGAAACAATTCGTTTTGCGGCTGCTGTAGCCTTGTCAATCTCTTTGCCGTCAACAGTTCTGATGACTTGAGCCATTCCATTGTCGGCTGCAATAATTGCACCTCTGAAATACTTGACAGCATTAGCAACATCAACTTCTACGTTTGGCCCAATAAAGCGAGCAAGTTTTGCAGGTTGCCAGATTCGGTGGAAGTAGCCCGGACTGTCGGGAAGTTCTTTAGGCAACACTCCGTTTTTGACACCAATTTCACGAGCCATCTTGTTGAACTTGCGAATACCTGCCACATAGATTCGGATATGTTCATCGGCAATCGCATCCAATCCCACGCCGCTACGGTGAACATTCAGGGCTGCTTGTTCATCCAGTTTAGTTCCAGCCTTACGAGCGGCAACAAGGGCGTCTTCACGAGCCTCATGTAGTGGGAACAACATTCGTTGCTGCAACCGCTTTGTATTTGCCACCATGTTGTAGCCGCCTGTTGCGGTGCTTTCAAAGAACAACATTGAGGCAGTCTTTAGAATTGGACTGTCTGTTTTCCGTAGACGGATTGCAACAGGAGTAGTGAGGATGTGCCACCATTTTGCAACCTGCCATCCTTCTCCCCATTCGCCATCAATCAACTTGGCAAAGAATCCTCTTGTCCCACGGTCATCTAGATTTGACACATTTCGGGCAGTTTGTTCGATAATGTCATCAATCGCTTCTTCGCTGATTTCACTACGAGCCTCAGCCGCTTCTCTGTCGCGGTCGGCGGGTTTACGCTTTTCGGCCCGCTTGCGAATACGCTCTTGCATCTCTGGGCTGATGTCATCGGCCTTTCCTCTTTTGGCTGCACCCAGAGGATTAAGGATGTCATCATCTATTTCTAAATCCCAAAGAGCCTTGTTGTTTCGTAGTTTCCCAAGACGAGAGACTTCAGCCTCGATAATCAGGCTTTTCAAGTAATCTTTCTGAACACTTTCTAGACTCTTGGCCTTTTTACCTTTACCTTTACCAGCCTTGAGTTTTCCAAACTCGTCCTTGTTGTAGACACCCAACTTACCGGCTTTACCCTTAAGTTCGGAGATGTCATCCCCCTTAAGGTTTCTACTTACTTGCTGTCTAATTTGATTGTTGTTTGCTTCAAGACTGCTGGTTCTAATGGTTGCCCGCGATTCACGAAGCCGGTTTTCAACAACCCCTCTTGCTCCTGCACGTTTGAGTTCCTTAATTATCTCTGACCGAGAACGGTCTTGATATCTGCCCGCAGGAAACGGAGGATCTTCCGCAAGCCGTTGACGCATGGCCTTTTCAAGTTCTCGACGCAACTGAGCCATTGGCTTTGAGGGAAACCGAATAACAGACCCATCAGGTGCGGTTTTAAATACACCCTTAGTAACTGTTGGGGAAATTCCATAATCCAAAGCAAGTGATTCTAGTTTGGCCCTGCTTTGCATTCCTTTGAGAGCCTCAATGTCTCGTGTAATTTTTGCTTGAGCCTCATCGAAAAACTCTTTTGCCGACTTGAACCGCTCAAAAGGAATGCCAAGAACATCTGCGGTATTCTTAATTTGCTCAAGAGCCTCGTCTCCGCCCTCTGCCCCCAAACGATCAAGAAACTGATTGTTGCGATCAATCTCTCGTTTGATACTGAGTCTCAAGTCTCGGAGTCTTTCAAGTCGCCTTGCTCTGGCTCGTCGCTCTATACC